TTAGAGGTGGTCTCCCAGGAATGCATCCGCCTTACTCCACCGATGGGTGGCAAGGCAATGTGGACAGAATATCTCCGAATTCTGGATATCGGCCGCCTCCCAGTCTTTCTCGGTCGCGGTCGTGTGGGTAAAAACCTCATGCCTAGTCTGCGGGCAGCGGATCATGACGCGGCGTTCGCCGGCCAGCTTTCGCGCGGCCTCCTCGCGCTCAATCTCGGCAATCGCTTCGCGGGCCGGCCGGGATCGGAAAGCCACGAAGTTTACATCCAAGTACTTAACCAGGTCGGAGAACACCTGTTGCGCGCGGGGATCTTCACCCATCATCCTCCAGTAGCGTACCACTTCAGCGAACAGTGGGCTGACCAAATTTTCGCGCGAGAAGATGATCGCCAATTCCGCCTGGAGCACCTTGGCGGCGTTCTGCCCGGTGATATCAATGGGCATTCCGCTGCGCGCCTCCGCTGCCTGTTTCAGTTTCCCAATATCAAGCATGGACTCAAGCTCAGTTGGGGTTGGCACTGCGAAGCCCATACGCGCGCCCACGGCGGCACGGAATATCGGCTCCTCCGGCTCTCCTTCGGCTAAAGCCAGCAGCCGGAGCAGAACACCATCGTCGGGGGCGCTCTTGCCGGTTTCCCACCGACTGACGGCGGTGTGCCAAACGCCGAGTTTGGTCGCGAATTCCGTTCCGGACCATCCCTTCCTTTTCCGGAAGCTCCGGACCGCCGCTGAGAACGTTTGGGACAAGATTTCTCCGCTATGTCTATTGACAGTCATTGACTATTGATAGACAATACTCCTTGGTGCACAGTATGCAAACCATCAAAAATACGCAGCGGGCCACGCGGCTGAAGATCTTCTTTCTCCGCAACGGGCTGACCCATAAGACGATAGCCAAAAAGCTCGGCGTCTCCCAGGCCCACGTCACCAACGTTCTTAACGACCGAATACTAGCGTTGGACTTCCGCGAGCGCCTAGTGCGCGAGATCGGCATCCCGCGTTACCTGATCTATTCGGGCCTCATCCGCAAGGCCGCATGACTATTACTTCTACAGAGTACGACCCGATGATGGCCGTGTCCATTGAAAGAACACAGCTTCTTTCGCAGGATCTCCCATGCGCGATTTAAAAACACAGCTATATTTTACCGTCCGCGGGCACGCCCAAAAATCGGTGCAGCAGATCGCCGACGAGATCGGCATCTCCACGACGTACCTCTATCGCGCCACGGAAGACGGTGAATCGTCATGCCGGTTCCCTCTTGACCTGTTGATTCCATTGATGCAATCGACGGGGGACACCAGAGTGCTTGACCACCTCTGCGAGCGCACAAACTCCCTGCGCATCGACCTCAAGAAGGTTGCGGGGTTGAAGAGGCGGGATGCGAAGGTCATTAACGAGATCTACGGCCATTTCGCAAAGACCTGGGCTCTCTTTTTAGAATTTGCCGAGAACCCGGATGAGAGCCGAAAACCGGCGCTGCGAAACGCCCTGTTCCAGCACCTGTGCAGCATGGCCGCGTTGCGAAAGTCGGTGGACAATTTCCGCCAACAGGAGTTGTTCTGATGAGCGCCGAAACGGCCGAGTGGTTGCCGATTCGCGAAGTGATGAACCTGACATCCAAGAGCGAGCGCTCGGTGCAAAGAGACGCGGCCGACCTGGAGTGCAAGCTGGGAGATCCAACCAATGGACGGCCAGGCCGTCTGGTCAAAGTAAGCTCCTTGCCCTCGGAGATACAACTGCGCTGGGCGGCGGCCGAGCGGCGCAAGGTAGTTGAGATCGCTCCGGGCAACGATGCGCAGATGGCGCTGGCGCTGACGGCGCCGATGGGGCCGAATCTGAGCGTCGAGGATCGCGCGGAAATGGATGAGCGATTCCGCGTGATTGAACCGCTGGTGGACCGTGAGAAGTTTCCGCTGTTCTACACGCAATACCCGCTGATGCGGGATCGGCTCGCGTACCTCGCGCGCGAAAACAAGACGCCGGAGCGGACCATCTACCGGTGGCTCTCGCAATGGCAGCAGGGCGGATTGCCGGCGCTGGTACGGCGGGACCGGGCCGACAAGGGAACCGCACGCGCGATGAACGACGCGGCGAAGGCACTGCTGCTGAAGCTGGCTACGCCCCAGCGCGGAGTGTATGGGGTCCTGCGGGTCGCCGAGATGTGGCGCGTGTACGAAGAGGAGCGCGTCTGGCGCGATGCGCACCTGGCGCGCGCGCTGGATGCATTCAGCCAGGACAAGTACGCGATGTTCCTCGGCGCGGATGGCCGGCTGACGCCGCAAGCGCAACTGCCAAGGGTCTCCTACGAGACGTTCCGAGTGTGGTTTAACCGCATTCCGGAAATGGTCCGCACGATGGCGCGCGACGGCGAAGAAGAGTACCGGAACTCGCAGGAAATCATCATCCACCGGGACTACGAGAGCATACGGCCGATGGAGTGGGTGGTGTTTGATCACCGCAAGCTGGACGTGTTCTGCCTGATCCGCGAGCGTGGCGGATGGAAGCTGGCGCGGCCATGGTTGACGGCTGCACTGGATATGAGAACCCGGAAGTTCTTGGCGTGGGCAATTGTCGAGACGCCATCGAGCGATTCCATCGCCAGCGTGTTGAAGAAGGTCTTCGTCAATTTCGGGCTGCCGGGTGAGCTGTATTGGGACAACGGGCGCGACTACAGGTGTGAATGGTTCGAGGGGCGCCGGCGGCAAGAACGGCGCGAGCCGCGGATCGCCGAGCTGGACGCGACCTGGCGCGGAGTACTCGGCACGCTAGGCATCCGCGTGAGGCACGCCATCGCATACAACGCGAGGGCGAAACTGATCGAGGCGAACTTCAACCGCGTGAGCAATATCGACCGGAAGATGGACGAATGGTGTGGGCATAAGCCCGGCGCGCGGCCGGAGCGATTCGACGATTTGGTGAAGCAACACGAGCGGTGGCTGAAGGGCGAGGCGGAATCGAGCCCATTTCGCACGATCGAGCAAATCTCGACCTTATATAGTGCCGCGCTGAACGATTTAAACGAGTGTCCGGTGGAAGGCGAGGGAATGCGAAAAGCCACGCCGACCGGGCATGGATGGCTCGCACCCAACGAGGCGTGGGATTTGCTAATCGGCCAGGTGGAGCGGCGCACTGTGCCGGTGGACGTATTGCACCTGTGCTTCGCCAAGCGGCGCGATCTGACCGTGCAGCACGGAGAGATCTCAATGACGCTCGGCGGGCAGCCATATTACTACCGGCTCTCGGACAATACGCCGCGACTCAACCTGCTCAATGGGAAGACGGTGCAACTCGCATATGACCCGCTCGATCTGGGCCAGGGCGCGGTGTACTACGAGGACCGGTTCCAAGGGCTGGTTTCCTGCGTGACATTGCGGCACATGGGCGAGCAGGCTTTCGTGCAGGATCTGCGAGACCAGCGCGCGGCCAGGCGCGAAGTGAAGAAGGCTATCCGGGCGGTGGGAGCGATGGCGCCGGCGTGCTCGCTGGAGGAACGGCTGGCGCGGAGGGCGGAGATGCGACCGGCGCGCTCGGAAGTGCCGCAGGTGACGACACCAGCCGCGCTGCCGGCGCCGCTGATGGAGCAGGCGGCGGCCGAGGCGGAAGAGAAAGCATTCCACTGTGAGGGTGCGCCGGAGATCGCAAGCGAGACGCGGCCGGAGCGTGGTAGCGGCAGGTTCGACTTCTTCGGGTAAGGAGAACTTATGGCGGAACGGCAAGTGATCATTCGCGGGAAGATCTTTCTGTACAAGCAAAAAGCTCCATTTGTAGCGTCTGGATTTTCTTTCCAGGGTGCCATCGAATACGACGCAGAGTCAGACAAGATCCGATGCCACGAGTGTGGACGCTGGTTTAGGGCGCTTACAAGCCATCTGAAAACAGACGGGATCTCGGCCAGAGAATACAAGCTGAAGCATGGGCTCACCGGTCGAACGGCCCTGTGTAATGAAGCTACCAGGGTCTCGATTTCCCGTAGTTCGGCGGCGCGGGGCATAGGGGAAAAAATGCGTCGGGTGAGACTCGAAGCGCTTCGAACGGCGCCGCGGCCGACCACTCCAAAACACCACTATGAATGTCGGAATGAGAGAAACAAATGTGCGGCGCAATTGATCGAGTGCATTCGGCTACTCGCACGTAAGCTCGGGCGGACCCCTTCGGAGAAGGATCTATTGCGCGCTGGCATCTCACACGCCAGCGCGCTGCACGTATTGAACGTGCGAGATATGGCGTCGCTGATGACCTTGGCGGATCTGACCCCAAACATGCAGGGTGGCGTGCACTATACGCCGGAGGTTTTGATCGAGATGGTGCGCGATTTTATTGCCGCGCACGGACGTCTGCCCCGCGGCACGGATCTGCTGAGAAAACTGTTGCCATCACGGCAGACATTTAACCGGAACTTCGGCGGCCTACGGAAAGCGTGTATTGCCGCAGGGTTCGGAAAGGTAGCGGCATAAGGGGGAATGCAATGGCAAGCGATGTAGTCGAGCGAGTGAAGCGGTGGTTGGAAATGCGGCCGGACGTCGAACCGGCTGCGTTCGGGGCGCTGACGAAGTTCGCGCCATCCACCATCAGACACGTATTGGACGGGCAGCGGGAGGCGTCGCTCGAAGTCGAGAGCGAGCTGGAGCGCGTGCTCGCGCTGGCGGCGCGCGGCGACGTGTTTCCGCAGGGGGCCGATCCGGTCGTGATCACCGAGCGCAAGAGCGAGGGAGCGGCGCAGGTTCGGCGGCAGCGCGACTTCTATTACACCGAGACGGTACGGCGGATCGGTGAGGTGCTCAGCTATTGCGCGGACTTCGCGGCGATCGGCGTGGTTACCGCGGACTACGGAGTTGGCAAGAGCGAATCGGTGAAAGCCTGGCGGCGCGGGGATGGTCGGCGCGTGGAAAGCGTCGTGTTCGAGTTCGATTCCTTCTCATCGTCGAACCGCGTGGACTTTGTGGAATCGGTGGCGGACCTGCTGGGCGTGGACTACACACCCGGCCACCACAACGGGGGGAAGACGCTGCGGGCGCTGGTGGCTCACTTGCGGCAGTCGCCGGTGCTGTTGATCCTCGACCAGTGCGAGATGGTCCGGCCAGCGGTGATGCAAGTGGCGCGGCAGATCTGGGACGGCGCGCGCGATGCGGGCGTGGGCATGGTGCTGCTGGCGGCGCCGGTCCTGATGGAACGCATGTTGGCATCGCGGACGCGGGACCTGGGGGCGCTATCGAGCCGGGTTGGCGTGTGGGCGCGGTTGGGCGGACTGGCGCGCGGCGAGGTGGCGGCGATCCTCAAAAAAGAGGGCATTGCCGGGCTCGACGACGATACGTTCGCGCTGTTGTACCAGGCGGTGGGCGGGTCGATGAGGCGGCTGATGGCATCGGTGGATATGCTGCGGGCACGGCACGTCGCCAAGGGGCGCGCGGTGAACACCGAGACGATTGAGGGCATCGCGGCGCATCTGTGGGGGATGGCAATTGGGAGGGCGGCATGAGCGGCCCAATTGATCTGACGCTGACGGACGCGCAGCTCGCCATCGCGCGGACATTGATCGACGCCGCGGTGGCGAAGGGCGACTGCACGGTATACGGCGGCAGGCTCCGATTCCCCGACTACGAGGGTGCGCAGAACTTCCACGCGGAGATCTCCTGTATGGAGTGCTCAACGACCCGAGCATACATATCGATGCAGGCAATCGTGCGAAAGCTGGACACGGCTATCTCGGCGGCGGCGCGTCGGAAGGCGGTGGCGTGATGCCGAGGGAAATCGTCGCGGTGATCGACGAGCTGGTCGAGGTGCTGGCGCGGTATGCGGAGCGGCTCGGGCTGGATGTCGAGATGGTGATCGAGCCCGATGGGGCGTGCTCAATCAGGGTGGACCAGGCCGGCGCCTACGAAGAGGTGGCGCACTTCGGCGACTTCGCAGCATTAATGAGGTTTTTGGAGACGGGGGAACTATGAAGAAACAGATCGACGAGCAAACGATCGATGCGCTGGGACGGGAGATGGAAGACCTGCTCTCGCGACCACTCACGCTCGGTTCGGAGCGCGGGGCGCTGAAGATCTTGGCACGTATGGGACCGGATCAGCCGGACGCGGAATCGCAAGAGGAAAACTGATGGGGCGGCCAAGGAAGCCAACAGAGCCGGCGCTGGAAACGTCCGCGGATTGCGAGCGCGCGCTGCGGGATCTGCAGGCGGCGCGGATCGAGGCGCTGACGTTCACGGGTAAGGTGAATCGGTTGGCGGCGAAGATCCAGGCGCGGTATGAGAAGCGCATCGACGCGGCAAAAAAGCTGGCGGGCTCGCTCCTGAAGGCGCTGGAACTCTACTACTACGGCCACCTGGCGGAAATCGAAAACCACGGCGAAAAGCACTTCGATCTGCCGAATGGCAGAATCGGCCGGCGCGACGATCCGGAGCACCTGGCGCCGCTGAATAAGGCGTGGACGTGGGAGAAAATCGCCGCGGCGGTGGAGGGGAAGTACGGGTTCGAGTATCACCATCCGCCGAAGCCGCGGGAACTCGACAAAGAAAAGCTCAAGACACTGGAAAAGGAACAACTGGCGGCCGTAGGTCTGAAGATCGATCACGACGAGACGTTCTACGCGGAGCCGAACAAGGTGCAGTCGTGACCAGCTCTACCTATCTGAAGATCCAGGCCGATCTGCTGATTGCGGTGGAGAGCTTGAAGCGGCTCGACCTGGACGGGTTCATTGCGGCGGCGGGCGGGATGGGAAGCGGGCCGCTGCGCGATGCGGATGGGTGGCTGGCGGTGTCCGATGCGCACCGCATGAAGGACATTGCAGAGGGCGCGAGGGAGTTTTTGGCGGCGGCCGGGGTGGTGCGCAGGATCGGCGCGGGGAGGGAGGTCGAGCGATGCGCGTGAACGACGCGGAAGATTTTTGGGAGCAGCATCCGGAGGAAGAGCCGCTGTTCGGTGGTCCGGCACGAAGCACCCCAGGATTGTCGGGTGCATTTGCGCATTCGCCGAACCCGCCGGAGAATCCGGTAGTGCGCGTGGTGGCGGGGATGATCTGGCAACACCAGGGACGCGACAATCCGATCTCGATCGATGAGCTGAGCCATGCGGTGGGGCGCGACGACCGCACGATAAAGGGCGTTGTCGAGGATCTGATCATGCAGCACGGCATGCTGATCGGCGGGCGGCGCGGAGTGAAGCCGGAGAAAGCGGAGGGGGTGGTTCGCCAGGCGCCGGAGATGGGGGCGCCGGCGGGCTACTACATTATCCGAGACGCCGAAGACCTGAAGGTGGCGTGCGGGCCATACGAGGCGCAGGCAGAGAGCATGATGACGCGCGCGCGGCGGCTGCGGTCGATGGCTGCACAGCGGGGGATCGCGTGAAGAGAACCATAGCGGTAGGCATCTGCATGGCGACCGCGGCGATCTCGGCCGGCGGCGCGGCGGCGGGCTTCGGGATCGACGGGGTCGGCACGCCTATCGCGGTGGAGGGCTTTGGCACGCCAGCACGGGGCGGAGTGGTCGCGGGGTTCATGGTGTACGATTCACCCGTCCTGGTGGCGGGTTTCGGGACCGGGGCGGGGTTCATTTCGGTGACCGGGTTCGGCCCGGCTGCACAGTAATCCTATGGCAAAGTGTGCGCAGTGCAGAGAGCGTCCGGCAGAGCGAGATGGAATATGCTGCGTGTGCCGGGTCGCTGCATTTGGGCGCGCATCGCGAAAATACCACTTTACCGACGAGCTGCGCGAGGAACTGCGGGCGGCATACCGGCTGAAGAAGCACCCGCGGGCTCGGGCCATCGAACGGCTGATGAAACGGACAGGATGGCCTAAACACGCGTTCGGCCGCGAGGCGCTGCAGATGGGACTGCCGACGCACCATAGGCATCCGGCATGGAAGCCGGAGGAAGACACCTATCTGCAAGAGAAGGCGGGGCGGCTGAGTGTCAGACGGATCGCGCTACGCATGGGGCGCTCGATGAGGGCGGTGGAGACGCGGATCTATGTGCTGAGTATCTCGCGGAAGGAAAGGCGAGAGGGGTATTGTATCAAGGACTTACGCGAGGTGTTCGGAGTTACAGCCGAGCGGGTCAAAGGCTGGATGGATCGCGGGTTGCTGGGTAAGGTCCAGGAGTTGGGCGGACTCCGAGTTACCGAAGCAATGGTCAGACGGTTTGTGCGCACTTATCCGCACGAATACGACTTACGTCGGCTGGATCAAATCTGGTTCAAGGCAGTGGTGTTCGGAAGGTGGGCAGCGTGATGGCTGGACGAATGAGCGCATTTCGAGGCCGATTATTTAAGGCGGTTCATGCCGAGGGACTAAGGCGCGGGATGGATCATGACGCGCTGAGGGATATGTTCCACAAGCAGTTCGGCGTCCACTCGATGTCGGAGCTGTCGGAGATCCAGCTCATGCAGGTCTACCAGGGGTGGACGGGCAAGGGGCTGCGGCGGCGGGCAAAGTTGCCGCGGCGCGGGGAAGCGGCGGCGAAGCCGGGCGAAGTGCAGATGGTGTCCCCCGAGGAACTGGTGACGATGGAAGCGGAATTCGCGCGGTCCGAAATGAGCGAAGAGGGGCGCGACGCGTTCATCCGCAGGCAACTGGGCGGACGCGCGACGGTGCGCACGCGGCGGGATTTCGCAAGCGTGTTTGGCGGGTTGAGAGGGATGAACAGGAGAAAAACGGCATGACAAACGGATTTCTGAGCTTGGCAGTGACCGGAATCATAGTGGCCGCGGGCGCGGTGCTTTACGATCCGAAGGTCGCACGGTGGCTGGCGGCCGTGATCTATGCGCGCGCACTGGCGGTGGAATCGGCGCGCGAAACGTGGCAAATCGCGCGCGCGGCAGGTCTCGAACTGGGGACGCGGGCGGAGACGCCGGCACCCTTGCAACCGGTGGCATTGCGGAGGGGAACCGGCGCATAATCCGCCTTTGGAGATTCGATGCGGAAGCGGATAGCCATGGCGCAGACGGTGCTACCAGTCCTGATTCGTGTGGCGAGGGCCAATTTCAGCAGCCCGCTGGCTGTGCGGGTCGCAGTGCTGGGCGCGTGGACGCAGCTCGCCGGGATCGCTGGATGGACGCCGGAAATGGTCCGGGCGGTGGAGCGCTTAATATGCGACTGAGCCAGGTTTTGATGGTGTTCTGCACGGTGTTTGGAAGCGACAGCATCACCATCGGAATGGCGGCTACCAGGATCTGCGAGACGGCGCTGCGGGGGGCGGCGGGGCGGCCGGCGACGGGCACAATCCAGATTGCCGCGGTGACGCCATTCACGGCGGCATCGGGGGTATGGGTAACCGGACAGCAGGACCCAGTGACAATCCGCAATGGAGCGTTCTGCGCGACGCTGGAGCCGAACGATACGGGCTCGCCGGTGACGCAATACGCGGTGACCTGGCAGATCGACGACGCGCGCGCGAAAACCGAGCGGTGGTACGTGCGGACTGTGGCGGGGACGGTGCGAGTGGCGGCCGTGCAGGCTAACCCGGTGGCGGACACGATAGTGACCCAGGGAGTAGCCGGGCCAACGGGGCCGCAAGGGCCGCAAGGGCCGCAAGGGCCAGCGGGTCAGTCACCAGTAGCGAGTGTGTTCGGCCGGACTGGGGCGATAGCTGCGGCCTCGGGGGACTACTCGGCGAGCCAGGTCGGGCTAGGCAATGTTAGCAACGACTCGCAAGTGAAGCGCAGTGAGATGGGCGCGGCGGGCGGAGTGGCGACACTCGATGTTAACGGCAAGTTGACCATCGGCCAGTTGCCGGCGGTGGCAATTACCAACACTTACGTGGTTGCGTCGGAGCAGGCGCAACTGGCACTGAGTTGCCAGCTTGGGGACATGGTCATCCGAACCGACCAGACCAAGAGCTACATAAACAACGGCGGTACGACTGGAACCATGGCCGACTGGGTATGGATAGAGGCTCCCGATCCGGTGCAGTCCATCAATGGCCAGACGGGTAACGTCATATGGCCGCTGCCATGCATAGTGGTCACCGGCGATCCGGGAGCTTACTCGGCCCCGTTGAGCGATGACAACGATTCTCCAGCGGCGTGCGCCAATACTTACGGGGTCAATCTCTACGTCAAGTGGGTGGCATGCATGGCGGATCAGGGCACACCAACGGTGGATGTGCGGCTGACGGGCGGAGCGTCGGTAATTAGCGCGCCAATCCCCTGCGGCAGCACTGCCACCGCGGGGACAATCAGCGGGACGCCGATGATCCACCCGGTTGGGGCGGACGGCGCAACGTGTGCGACAGCGCCATGCAGCCTCGATGTGGATATTGTCGCCGCGGGCGGGTTGGCAAAATACCTGGTGGTGAGAGTGGGGTTGGCAACACAATGAGGCGGGCACTGTGGGGATTGCTACTGGCGATGGCGGCGCAGGCCGGCCCCCGGATGAACCTGGCCGAGTTCAACATCTACGGAGGCACGGTCCAGATATGGATCGGGATCACGGGCGAATCGGGTCCGCTGATCAATTGCTCGGGGACTGCGAGGCTGGGGGGTACGCTCCAGGTGAACAACACGCCATCCGACCTGAACGCCATGTCATACGGGGCGAAGGCTCACCTGCTGCATGCGGCCGGCGGCGTCAGCGGCTATACCGACCCGGAGCTGAGGTTTGTGGTGTATCCGGCGCTGCCGCTGGGCTGGTACGTGATCTACACGCCGACCGACGTGTACATCATCAAGACCAAGATCCAGCACAGGGTGACTCTCAGATGAGGGGCAAACAGTTGGCGAGGACGCTTATCGAGCGGCAGGTTGTCCTGGGAATGTGCGCAGGGATGAGGGCATATCAGATCGCTGAGGCAATCGAACGCCCTGCGGAAGCGGTGGCGCGTGTTATGCGGCGACTGCTGATTCGGTCCGGCATGCAGGACCGCGTGGAATTCGCGCTGCAGCAGAATGCGGCCGTGAGGGAACTGCGGTACGCCCAGCCGGGGCTGGTAGTGTACGCCGGGCGGCGAGGTGCGGGCGGGAGGATCGCGGCATGAGCGATCTGACGTGGGCGGGGAAGCTATTGACGGATTTCGGGGTTTTGGGCCTGATGGTGTTCGCGTTCTACCTGCTTTACCGGCTGGTGGACAAGTGGGCGGCGAGGTTTTTGGAGGTGCAAGTGGGGCAGGCGAAGGCGATGTCCGACCAGGCGGCGGCGGTGACGGGGCTGGCAACGGCCGTGAAAGATGGGCAGGCGGGGCAGCAGGACATCTTCTTAACCATGAATTTGGTGGCGGACCGGATCGACAGACACGGGAAACTGCTCGAGAAGATCGAAGAAAACTGCCGGCGAAGAGGGGCATGCGCATGATCGGCGATGTAGAGGAAGCGCGGCACGCGGAAGAGCGGGGCGCCATACTGACGACCCTGAAGGCCACTTACGGATCGGAGATGACGAGCGCGAAGACGCTGTGGCGCGTGCTGAACGGCGCGCGGATCGCGATATCCGACACGGGGCTGCAATTCTCACTCCAGTATTTGTCCGACCAGGAGTACATCAAGATCTGGAGGGTGCGGGACACGCCGGGATGGCGTCCGGACCGGCCGGGGCCGCGGCCTGACGTGATTGTCTTCGCGCGGCTGCTTCCGAAGGGTCTGCGCCTGGTGGACGGCCAGGCGGAGGCGGACCCGAAGGTTAGCTTCTGATGCCAAGGGCCAAGGCCACAGACGGGTTGAGCGCGGAAGGGCAGAACGCCATGGCGCGCGGGTTCGCGGCCGGCTGGACGGCGGAGCGGATCGCACAGGCGGTGCTCGATGCGACGGGGGAAGTGGTCGCGGAGCGGACGGTATCCAGGCGGATGGCGGAGTGGCGCGAGAGCAAGGCGCGGTTTGAACGGGCGAAAGAGCAGTACCGGGCCATGAAGGAAGCCGGGCTCGATGGCGTGCAGATGCTCCAATCGCTGGCGTTTGAGAAGCTGCTGGACGATCCGGACGCGCTGACGGGAAGCGATCCGCTGGGGTTTCACGCGTTGGGGTTGGAGGCGGAAAAGGTCGCACTGAAGAAGAGGGAGATCGAGGTAAGAGAGCGCGCGGTCGCGATCGACGAACGGCGAATCAAGCTGCTCGAAGATCGCGAGGGGCGCGCGATCGCGGCGCTGACCAAGGTGGACGCCGAGCTTACCGACGAGCAGCGCGTGGACGAGGTGCGCAGCATCCTGAATCTTCCCGCGCGTAAGAAGGAGGCCGCTTGAGCGTGAAGCTGCGCAAGCCGAGAGCGGCCGGCCCAGCGCAGGCCGTGGCGGTGCGGGGCGAAACCGTGAAGATCCCCATGCTCGACTGGCAACGGGATTATCTGCTCGACGAATCGCGGCTGAAGTTCGCGGTAGTGACGCGCCAGGGCGGCAAGAGCTTTGCGGGCGCCATGGAGGACGTGCTGGGTGCCATTGAGGGTGTGCCAAAAGCGGTGATCCTGAGCGCCGGCCAGGACCAATCCAACGAAGTGATGATGAAGGTCCAGGCGGACACGCAGGCGCTGGGGACAGCGGCGGGCGTGGTGGATTCATTTTTTGAGGACACGTCGCTCCTGCAAAAAACCGCGACGTTCCCCAACGGATCGCGCATTATTGCGCTGCCGGCGAATCCGCGCACGGCGCGCGGGCACTCGGCCAACGTCCGGCTTGACGAGGCGGCGCTGCAACAGGCGTCGGACGAGATCTGGGCGGCCATGTACCCGACCATCACGCGCGGCTACAAATTGCGTGTCACTTCCACCTTCTACGGCACGAACAACCGCTTCTACAAGATCGCGCGGGACATGGGCCTGGAGGGGGGAAGCCGTCCGGAGCAACAGCCGGTGCGACGGGGGCCGTGGTCGGGGCACTGGGTGGATATCTTCATGGTGGCGGAGCAGGCCGCGCGCTGCCCGGAGATGGGACTGAAGATCGACCCGGCGGAACTACGGGAGGGCCTCGGCGACGAGGACATCTGGATGCAGGAATATTGCAACGTGCCGCTCGAAGACGGCGCGCAGTATATTCCGCTCGATCTGGTGCTGGCGTGCGAGTCCGATCTGGCATCGCTCGACTGGGACGGCCAGGCGCGGCCAGGACTCTGCGCGGGATGGGATTTTGCCCGCAAGCGCGACCGCTCGGTGATCGTGATCGGCGAGCTGGTGGCGGGGCTGCTTATTGTGCGCGGCGTGATCTGGCTGAACCGGCTGTCGTTCGCGGAGCAGGAGAAGGTAGGACGCGGCGTGGCGCGCAGCATCCAGGAATCGGACGGCGTGTTTTCGATGGACGCCGGAGGCAACGGCGCGCAGATCGCCGAGACGCTGCAAGGCGAGTTTACGTGCATGGACGCGGTGAATTTCGGCTCCACGGTGGAAACCGGCGTCAGGGATTCGCGCAACGAAGACGTGAAGGAGTTAGTGAAAGTGCGCATCGCGCGCGACGCCAAGCGGCGCTTCGAGGAGAACGGCTGGCGGTTGCCGGAATCGCGGCAGATCCGCACCGCGGTGGCGGCGATCAAGCGGTCGGTCTCGCCGAGCGGCAACGTGATCTTGGATGCGGCGCGGACGGACAAAGGGCACGGCGATGAATTTTGGGCGCTGGCGCTGCTGAACGCGGCAGTGACGGGGGCGCGCGCCTACACGCCGATCGACGACGGGATGATTGGTGGCAGAACGGTGCTGGGCAACTTCATGGAGAAGGTGTTTTGATGGCGCTGACACTGCTCGGACTATCCTCGATACCGGCGCCCGCGCGGCCGGCGGCGAAGGCCACCGCCGAGGAGCCTCCGATGGTGGAAATGGGAACCACCGGGACGGGGATTTTCGGGCAGGGGTACATCCGCGAGTTGGGCGAGTACAATCCAGAGTTTTCGGGAGGCCCATTCACGGCGTATCGGACGTATGAGCAAATGCGGCGCGGGGACGCCCAGGTGGCTGCCACGGTGATGGCGATGAAGCTACCGGTGCGCTGTGCGGAGTGGAAATTTCAACCGCCCAAAGATGCAACACCAATCGAGAAGGAATGCACGGAGTACATCGAGCAGTGTTTTGAGAACATCGATTTTGACCGCGCGCTCGAAAACATCCTGCTGGCGCTCGATTTCGGGGCCGCGTGTCACGAAGACGTCTGGACGGTCACAAACGGGCGGGTGGCGATCGCGAAGCTGGCCGCCAGAATGCCGCTCACCTTCTTTACCTGGACGGTGGACGAACAAGAGAACCTGCTGGAGTTGGTGCAGCACGGATTCCACGGCGGGAACTTCACCGAGTTCCGGTTGCCCGCGGATAAGATCGCGCTGTACACCTTCCGGCAGGAAGGGTCAAACTTCGCCGGCCGCGCGATTCTCCGGGAGATGTACCAGCACTGGTTCACGAAGGCGGCGCTATACAAAATCGATGCGATTGCGGCCGAGCGCAACGGCATGGGTGTGCCGGTGGGAACGCTGCCACCCAACGCGGGCAAGGAAGACAGGGAAAGATTCCAGAATTTCCTCCAGATGCTGGCAGTGCACCAGCGCGCCTACCTGATGCTACCCAACGGCGGTGACTTCGACCTGAAAGGCGTGATTGGGCAGGTGCGGGATTGCAAGGAATCGATTGCACACCACAACATGCAGATTTCCATGGCCGGGTTGGCACAATTCATGATCATGGGGCAGTCCGGGCGCGGGAGCGGAAACCGGTCATTGGGCGAGACGATGAGCGACTTCTTTTACCTCTCGCTGCAAACGCTGGCGAACCAGGTAGGGGATGCCTTCAGCGACAACACGATCGCGCGGCTGGCGCGCTACAACTACGGGCCGACGGTGAGGCCGCCGCGGTTGGTGCCGCAACAGCTTATCGCGATGAAATTCGAAACCGTGAGTATGGCGCTATCGCAGTTGGGGGCGGCAGGCCTGCTGACTTGGGACCCGGACATCGAGCTGTGGGTGCGCCAGAAGATGGGCGCTCCGGCAATGGATCGGGCGGAATTGGTACGGCTGAAACAGGCGGCGACAACATCGGGGCCGGGTCCGGGTAAAGGGCCTGGCGGTGGCCCAGCGGCGGGCAATGCGGCGGCTCCGGGAGCGGCGGCGGATGGCAGTGGCGGCGGCGCCTCCGGAGCCGCTGGCGGGCCGGAAAAGGGCAAAGACAAGAGTTTGCGCGAAGAGGTGACAGAGCCTGGGGCCAGTGCTGCGAAGGGCGCTGGCCCCGATTTAGCCGCTAGCGAGATAAATTCTAATAGCCGAGTACCGACGAAGCGGGAGGCGGGGAGCATCGGCTCGCCCGCCTTCCGCCGGGCGGAGAAGTGTTTGGCGGCAGCGGAGATTCTGTCGGCGCTGGACAAGGGGCGCGACGACGTGGCGGCGGCGCTTAGGCGCGCCAGGCCACGCGTGCAGGCGGAAATCGTGAACAAGTTGGTTAACACGCCGGTGCGAAATCTGCACCGGGTATCGATTGCGGCCGACGAGAAGCTGTTGGCCGAGGTCGAGGAGATTCTGCGGGGGATCGCCGACTTCGGGATACAGCAGGTGGCTGATGAGCGGGCGCGGCAGCGCGCTGGCAAGGAGCCGGGCACGGCGGCCGAAATCCGCCAAGTCGTGGCGGCGGATCGGAATCGCGACCAGGTGGGGCTATACGCCGACGCGGTGGTTTCGAAGTTCGAGAACAACTTAACGGCGCGCGCGGCCACGGCCGCGGCGAATCGGATGCGCAAGACCGGCGGCGACACGAAGGGCGAAGTCATCCAGGGGATCGGGGCGGACCTGGACGGGCAGAGCGACAAGTGGATTGACGGAGTCGCCGGCGAAGGCGCCAACGAGGCGTTTGCCGAGGGGCGGTCGGAGGGATTCGATCAGTACCGGGATGAGATCTCGCGGTATATCCAGTCGGCGATGCTCGACATCAATACCTGCGAGGCCTGCGCGGCAACGGATGGGATGGAGGCGGAGTCCGAGGACGATCTGCCGGGCGCGCCAAATCCGGAGTGCGATGGAAAGGACCTTTGCCGGGACGTGGTGGTCGCGGTGTTCAAGGACGAAGGGAGTGTGGCATGAGCACAATTCTGCGGGGAGTGCGGCCGGCGGCACTGGCCGCCATATCGGAACGCGAGCGGCTGCGGGCACATCCGCATCGGGCGCAGGCGGCGGTGAACCATGTGCGGGCGCTCTCGATGCAGCAGCCCCCAGCGCGGAGCCGGGCGGCGGACGCAGCGGCGAAAACGGAGCCAGCGAAGCCGGCCAAAAAGGGGAGGAAAAAGTGAACGGCGAGCATCCGGCCACGGAGCCGGAGATTCCATCCCTGGCAATTCTGATCGGCGAGGCGGAGACGCGGGCCGACGGGCTGCGGCGAATTCCGGTGGCGCTGATCACGCGCGGTTACAAAGGCAAGCAGAAATTTACGGTGACCGCGTCGGACCTGACCGACATCGTGGAAAACTTCCGGAAACGGAAGGCCGATGTGGTTATCGATTACGAGCATTCGACGCTGGCGAAGGATGGGAAACCAACGCCTTCGGCCGGATGGCTCAAGGCAATCGACGACGGGCCGGACAACCATGGCGTGCTGTGGGGCTGGGCGGACTACACGGAAGCGGGCGCCCGATCGGTGGCCGCGAAGGACTACAAATACGCCTCGCCGGTGATCGAATGGGGCCGGCGCGACAAAGAAACGGGAGAACAGCAGGGGGCAACCTTGACCAGCTTGGCACTAGTCAAGCAGCCGCTGTTCGAGGGTTTGCCGGAGCTGCCGCTAGTGGCAAGCGACGGATGGCATTTCGAGCGCGGCGACGCGGTCGAGAGAAAGGACAGAGACGTGAAGATCATCAAGGTTGTGGCCGGCGCCGCGGGCAAAGTACGGTTGGTGGCCGACGACAACACCGAAACGGAAATGGCGATCGAAGGACTGCGGGTGCTGACGGTCGCCGACCTGAAACGCGGTAGCGATAAGCGGTTCGACTTCAGCGCGCTACCGCACGGAGACGACGTGCTGATCGGCAGCGACGTGCTGCACGCGATGAACGTGCAGGCGGCGGTGGACGCGGCCGTAGAGAAGGGCAAGGTGCTGCCAGCGCAGCGGGAGCAGTTTACGCGCCTGGCGGCGGCGGACCTGGAGGGATTCCAGACGCTGGTCACTTCGATGACGCCTCAAATCGACCTGCGGGTAAGAGGCACGGGAACGGTGCAGGGAGAGACGGCGGCCAGCGCGGACGTAAAGGTGTCCGGGCTGGTGAAGGAAAAGATTGTTGCCAGCGACGGCGAGATGGGGTACCAGGAGGCAATGCGGCTGGTACTGGAGGAAAACCCGGAGCTGGCGCGGGAATACAAGGCCGGCATGGGGAGGGAACAGTGAAAAGTTATCAGAGCTACAAGTTCGAAGGAGCGGCCGGTGTGGGCGCGTTTCTGGCCGTGGTAGCGGGAGCGAATCAGGGCGGGTGCAATCTTCCCGGCGGCGAGAACGCGAAGGGGTTCATGGGGTTCACTACGGACTCGCTGGAGGCGGCGCAGCAAGGGCAGGCCGTGCCCGTGGCGCGTGGGCCGCGATGCCGGGCAACGGCAGCGGGGCCGATCACGCACGGGCACTGGGTGCGGATCGCCGACGCTACCGGAAAGGTCGAGGATTGCCAGGCGGCGGTAGACGCGGCTCCGGCAGTCGCCGCGGACATTCAGGTGATCGGCAAGGCCGAGACAGACTCGGTGAATTCCGGCGACACGGTGTTTGTGACAACGCAGGAATTCGTGGCGAAGGTCTCGGCCAGTTAGGCAGAGTGCCCGTTGGAGGGGCGGCGCGTGGCCTGGATAGCGCGCGCCGCCAGGGCGTGAAGCGGCTTGACCAGGGATTCCGGGGAGCGGGCCTCGGATGCCGCGGCGCACAGAGGAGAGGAGAATACCAACGTGCCAACGGGCAGAATTCACATCGACACGGCGCTGAGCAATCTCAGCATCGCGTACAAACCTCAGAAAAACATCATCCGGCAGGTGCTTCCGCCCTTCCCGACCGACCACAAAAGCGACGACGTATATAAGTACGGGCAGGAACTCTTCTTGAGTGAAGAGGACGCCCGCGCGGCCGGGGCGGAGCCAAACGACACGACGTATGAGATGGACGTCGTGCATTTTGCCTGCGGCGGACACGCGCTGCACGACAAGGTGGCGCGGGACACCGAGAACAACGCCGATCCGGCTTTGAACCTGCTGATGGACTGCACGATCGTGCAGACGGCAAAAAGTGCGCTCAATGAAGAAATTGCGGGTGTGGCGGCTATCGCGGAGGCGATGACGGGAGACTACGTAGCGGACCAGGCGGCGAAACCCTGGAATTCGCCGGACGTGGACCCGTACAAAATCCTGAAGGACTACATCGACGCGATCAACCTGGCGTCGGGGTCCGTGGCAAACGCACTGGCGCTCGCGGGGCCGGTATGGACGGCGATCCGCACTAACCCGAATGTGCTGGGGCTGATCACGGGGGCTCCGAACCTGCCCAACGCGCTGATCACGCCGGCGCAGTTCGCGGCTTTACTGGAGATCGACGAAGTGTTGATCGGCCGCACGGTCTACAACAAGGCCAAGGGCGCCGCGAAGAAGTTCGCGTGGGGCGAGAAGGCACTGCTGTTTTACAAGGACCCGAATCCGGGGCTGCGGACGCTCTCGCTGGGGTACACGCCCATTTGGACGAAGGCCTTGGCGGCAGTGACAGGGCTGGAGAAGATCCCTGGGATGGACGGGCAGGGCGACCAGTTCGTACAGCAGTACTACTGGGAGCCGGACCTGAGCGACCACGTCGTGGTGCACCGCTACTACGACCAGGAAATCTGGGCTCCGGAGTGCGGCGTGCTGTTCACCGGCTGCCTGGGGACCGCGAACGCCTAGAGCGGAGAGAGGAAAGCGAAACGATGACATACCTTTTCAAACACTTCAATCGATACGGGCTGTTCCTGGCGCCTGTGCTGGTGGCGATGCTGATTGCGGGCGCCGTGATGACGCCGGCGGCCAAGGCGGGGCCGGGTCCGGCGGTGGTGGCGGATACGGTGCAGGGGTCGCTGACGGCGGCTTACGGCACGGCGTGCACGTCGGCGACGTGCGTGGTGATGCCGGTGGTCGCCATAGCGGGATCGGCGGCCTGGCAGATTACCGGGACCTGGACGGCCACGCTGCAATTCGAGGGGACGGTGGACGGAACCAACTGGTACGCGATCGCGGTGCTGCCAGCCGGGAGCACAAGCACACAGCGGGTTGTCGCTATATCGACCGCGTCGAATGGCATCTACCAGATGAACGTGGCCGGGCTTGCGGCGGCTCGAGTGAGATGCTCCGCGTTCTCCTCGGGGACGGCCGTGGTTACAGGGCGGCGCTCGGCCGCCATGGCGCCTCCACAGTAGACAGCCATGGCGCCGACGATCACATCGATTTCACCGATGTCCGGTCCCCCACGGACGTTGGTGACTGTGATGGGGGCCGGCTTCGATGCCGGCTCCCAGGTCGGGTGCCCTACGCTGGTTCCGACCACGCTGGTGGACGAGAACACGCTGACGGGCGAAATCCCCGAGGGATTGAGCGGGGCGGGTGGGACCTCACAGCAGATCGCGGTGTACGTCATGAATGCGGATGGGGGAACTTCGACGGTGCAAATGTTCACCGTGGAGTTTCTGGCGGTCACCCTGCAATCGTGGACAACGATAGCGGCCGTGAGCAAGGAAGTGCCGGGATTCCAGTGGGGCGGGCAGATCGGCAAGGACGATGTGCAGCGGTGGATCGGCAGCGTGGCGCAGGAGATCGCGGGCGCGATGCTCAAGCGCGGACTGCCTCTCGATCCGGCGCTATGGCCGAAGCCGGACACGGCTGGATCGCCGAGCCCTACGGGCGTGCTGGAAACGATGAACCGGCTGGGCGCGGCGGCGCGGCTGGCGGCGGCGATCGCGGCGAACTTCGTTACGACCGGGCAGTGGGCGGTGCAGGGGTCGCTCGATAAGGCCTACCTGCGGCAGCTCGGGGAGATGCAGGGCGGGTCGTATGACAAGCTCTTCCTGGCGTCGGCGGCGACGGAGGAAGCGGGACCGCTGTTAGCGGCTGGGGATTTGTCGCGCGCCGACGGATCGAGTTCGGGATTTTTCCGGAAGGAGCAGGTGTTCTGATGCTGCGCAACATCCGCGATGGACTTCAGTGCGTGCTGATTGCGGCGCTGGTAATGGGCGTGGCGATTGGCATCCGGATCGAGCGGCGCGATGCGGCGGCTACGAGCTGGAATATGCGCACGGCGGCCTGGAACCTGGCTCAGGCATCGACCGACCTGGCAATCGTGACGGGCGATCTGGCCGACAAGAGGACGGGGATCGCGCGCACGCTTCGCAACGTGAACACTGTGACGGCGCAGGTCGGGCGGACGAGTAATGTCGCGCGCCTGGCGGCGTCGGAACAACGGGCGTACCTGGAGACGGCGAGCAAGGAAACGGTAGCGACGCTTCGGATGGTCAACGGCCTGGTGGCTGACGCCGGGAAGCGGATCAACGAGGGCGCGCTGCCGGCGGCCACGGCAGACCTGGTGGCACTGGGCGAGACGCTAAGGAGCTTGCAAGAGCACAGCGCGGCGCTCATGGACGAGTCAACAAAAACGATGAAACAGGCAGGGACGGTGCTGTCGGACGAGAACATTCCGGCGGCGATGAAGAGCCTGGCTTCGGCGAGCGGGCATGTCGACGGGACCGCGCGGAATCTGGAGACGACTACCGGGTACGTGCGCGACATGTTCACGCCGACGAAGCAATCGTTCTGGAAAACGGTGGTGTTGAGTAACCTGCCGCCGATTCTGCTGCACTTGCTGCCGCAGAGGGTGGCGGTCACGAATACGGTGAAAACCGAGGAGGGAAAGTGAAGACAAAGACGATTCTGTCTGCGGTGCTGTTTTGCCTGGCCCTAAGCCTGATGGCCTGGTGCCAGGAGCCGCTCGATAACAATATCGGAGCGGTGGGGATTTCGTATCAACCCGGTGGATCGCCCGCTATTGCCGGAAGCGCCATGTACATGAAGCTCGCGTCGGCGAGCACGGGGACATACGCCTTCAGCCTGTTCGACGCCGTTCCCACGGGGGTGAAACCGTTCACGGTGCAGACAGCAGTGGGAGCCGGGATGGCACAGCGGCTGGTGACAGTCAACGGCATCCCGATCTACGTTCCGCTGACGGCCGGATTCTCTTACAGCGGCGCGAACAGCGGATGGGCTTGGAGTTCGGGAGCGTTCGCGGTGATTCCGGTGTCGATACACGGTAAGGCCAGCTCGTGGCGGATACTGCCATCGATTCGGGCTGTGAAAAGTTCCGTGTCGGGCGGCACAGGCTACCAACTCATAGCCGGCGCGCAGGTGGGTTGGGGATGGAATTGACGGAGGCCGCTCATGACGTCGAGATGGCAGAAATTTCTGGACAGTCTCAATAGCGATGGAGGGCACATTCTATTGCTGCTCGTACTGGCGATCATCATGACCGCGATGCACGGTCAGAGTATGGAAAAGTTCCAGGGCGAGGTTGTGGGCGGCCTGCTGGTAGCACTGCGGGGAGGCATCAAACCAAGCAACTGACTGACGAAGGAGAAGACGTTGGCACCAACACCTATAGTGACGACAACGCTGGCCGACGCCATTACGGCGGTCGAGCAGGCAAACACGGGCTACCAGAATGCGGTGGCTCAGACGAGCAATGACCAGGCCGCGGCCGACGCCGCGCAGGCCAAGGCCGATGCGGCCAAGGCTATCGTGGTGTCGGACCAGGCGAGCCAGGGCACGGCAGCCAGCTCGCTGGTGAGCGCGCTGACCGGGCTCGTAAGCGTGGCACAGGCGCAGATCAACGCGCTGACGCCACCGGCAACGGCAGGGAGCACGGGCAACTAGGATGTTTCGATTCCGGCTGGAGATTGCGGGCGAGGTTCAGGTGGATCGGGGGATCGCGAGATTCGCCGATGGCGTCGCGGACTATCGCCCGATCTGGCCGGTGATCGAGGATGACTTCTACGCGCAGGAGAAAGACCAGTTTGCGACCGAAGGGGCAGAGGGTGGGGAGAAGTGGGTGCCACTTTCGCCGGAGTATGGCGCCTATAAGGAGGCGCATTTCCCGGGCAAACCGATCTTGCAGCGGACGGGGGATTTGATGCGGTCGCTGACCACGCCGAATGATCCGAACGCGGTGAGAGTGGAAGAGCGGAAGACGCTGACGCTAGGGTCGCGGATACCATACGCGATCTACCACCAGTCGAACGATCCGCGCACGGTGTTGCCGCGGCGTCCGGAGATCGAGCTAACCGAGCCGTTCAAGCGGAGCGCGATGCACCACATGCAGACCTATCTGGTGCAGATGGCATCGCAGTGCGGATTCCGGAAGGGCACCGGGCCACTGGAGGCCGGGTGGAGGGAGACGGCGGGCGCGCGCGGGAAGGGGCCACTGGCGGGGCCGGAGTTCCACGGGAGGCGGGCGAGAAACTGATATGGGAGATCTGACAAAAGACTTTTCGCGGAGCGAGTTCGCGTGCCATTGCGGGTGCGGATTCGACGCGGTGAACCCGGTGCTGGTGGAGGCGCTGCAGAAGCTGCGCGACATAATCGGGAAGCCGGTGGCGATTGACTCCGGGTGCCGGTGCGCGGCATGGAACAAGAAGGAAAAGGGCGCGGACCATTCGCAGCACCTGTTGGGAAACGCCGCGGACGTGCGTGTGGCGGGATTGACCGCGCGCGAGATATACCGGGCGGCGGCGGGGATCATTGCGTTTCATGGCATCGGAGTGAGCGACGAAGGGACGTTCGTGCATCTGGACGTGCGCGAGCACTTTGTGAAGTGGTGCTACAAGAACGGCAAACAGGTAGCCTGGAACGCGGGTCCGGGGGTGGGGGCGAATGCCTAATCCGCGGCGCAAACCATGGGCGTACCTGGCCGAGGGGAATTGCCTGGAGTTGATGCGGGCGATTCCGGACGGCGGGATCGACATGGTGTTGTGCGACCTGCCTTATGGCATCACCGAGTGCAAGTGGGACAAGAAGATCGCGCTGGGGCCACTCTGGGAACAATACGTGCGCGTGGCGCGGCCTGGCGGGGTGATCGCGCTGTTTGCACAACAGCCGTTTGCGACCGAACTGGCTAATGGGGCGCCGGGCAAAATGCTCCGGTACGAGTGGATCTGGGACAAGGGATGCGCCACGGGGTTCGCTAACGCGCGGCGGATGCCGCTGAGGCGGCATGAGAACATTCTGGTGTTCTACAAGAAGCTGCCGACGTATAACCCACAGGGGCTGCGGCCGTGTTTCCGGACGTGCAGGCGGCGGACCACCGAACGGGTGTATGGGATTACCCATCGGCCGCGCGTGCAGACACAAACCGGGTATCCGCAGTCGATCATCAAGTTCTCGCGTGAGCACGGCGCCGCGGCATGCCAGAAGCCAGTGGCGCTGCTGGAATTCCTGATCCGGACCTATACCGACGAGCGCGAGGTGGTGCTCGACAACACGATGGGGACGGGCAGCTCGGGCGTGGCGGCGGCGAATGCGCAGCGGAGCTTTGTGGGCATCGAGATGGACCCTGTGCGGTTCCGCGCGGCCGAGGAGCGGATCGCGGCGGCGATGGCGCAACACGGGATTTGCAGGTCGCGGAGCCTGTGGGCGCGGGAGGGGGAGCTGGCGTGAAAACGGCTGCTGACGTGCGGGGGGGGGCAACAGTTGAGTTTTAGGGGGTTATTCAAGCCGGTGAGTGTGCGCGAGTACGTGCTTGGCCGACTGCACGGGTTGGAGATGCGGCAACAGGCGCGTGAGGCGCGGCGGGCCAGGCGCAGGGGGCAACGTGGCTAAGATGTGCGACGCGACGTTCCGTGTGGCCAAGGTTCGGCTTACGCCGCAGTCTCCACGGCGAATCACAGGAACATGCCGCGTGTGCAATCAGCCGGCGGGGGCGATAGTGATCACGCGGCCGGCGGGGGGAACGGGAATAGGGCGCGCGCGGATGAACTACCACGAATGGCCGGAGCTGGCAAGGCCGATTGCCAATCGGCCGCAGACTGCCAGCCTGCCCCACATGGAGGTAGCGCGTGGCTGAGTTCATCGCGCCCGTGGTGGATTGGCTGATCGGGGTGCTCCAGAAGGCGAATCTGGGCGATCTGCCTGCGTTTGGCGAGGTCAAGCAATCGTGGACGGGGGTCGTGGTGAATTGGCCGCCGGCGGCGGTGATGCCGCGGAACACGGGGTTCGACCCGGAGGGGCAGGCGCGACGCCAGGTCCACCGGCTCACGGTCAAGTTCGGGGTGAATGGGGCCGACCCGAACCAGGTGGCGGCGGATGCGATGAGCTACATGAAGGCCATCGACGCGGCAATCGGGAAGGCGGTGTGGCCGGCGGATACGCCTAGCTTCGCGGTCACCCGAGTGTTTGTGGCGGCGCACGATTACGGGGCACTCTGGACGAAGGAAGGCGGATTCGCCAAATTTCCGGAATTGCATCTAGAGGTGGAGGTCACCGAGTTATGAAACGGTATCGGGTGTTGCTGCCGGTCGAGATCGACGGGCACATTTACCAGGCTGGCGAGATCACTGCCGAGCTGAGCTTGGAGACGGCAAAGTTATATAGCCACGCGCTGGTCGCGTGCGAGGAGGTGGACGGTGGCGGGAACAAGTAAGGGCTACGACGTAACAGAGGTCGAGCAAGGGCCGGGAGATCCGTGGGCCATAGCGACGGCCCCGGTGGACGCGACGCCACGGCTGACGCTGGCGACGGATGGGACGCCGGACTCCGGAACGCACACGGCGACGCATCTGGGGCTGACGGCGGGGCCTATCACGACGACGGCGAAGCCGGGGCTGGTGAAGATCACGGCCGACCAGGCGGACGCGGAGGTCGATGCCTACGCTTCGAAGATGGACATGGAAGTCGAGACGGAGCTGAGCCAGCTTTCGACGCCTAAGCTGCAGCGCATCCTGGGCGTGGGGGTCTACTCCATTGGGGGCGGGTATAAGCAGTTCACATTCGGCGGCATCCAGACGGTGCCGACGATTTGCCTCGCGTTTATTTCGCCACGGCGGGCGGCACCGACGAAATTCGCCTACTCGCTGCTGTACAACGGAGCATCGGTAGGTCCGCTCTCCTTCATGTTTGGCCGGGCGAAACCGGCAACATACAAGGCCAAGTTCAAAGGCGCGTCGGATCTCACGCGGACGGCGGGGCAGCAGATCGGGCTGATCATCCGGCAGCTTCTGGCTCCGACCGGCATCTTGCCCACCGCAAAAGACTACACGGTGGGAGAGATCCAACAGGGACCGAGCAATCTGTACCTGATTGGGACACCCCCCTCGGACCTGGCGCAGAGGCTGACTCTATCCGGGGACTTGACTCCGGACGCGACGGCGCATCCAAATTCGCTCGGATTCGGAATGACCGAAACGGGCATCACGATGACGCTGACCCCCAAGATCGAAGAGATCGGGGCAGACCAGGCGGACGGCCCGGTGTTGTTCCGCTGCACGGCGCTCGATGTGAAGCTGGAGACCACCATCAATCAGCTCGGGTTCGACAAGCTGACGTGCGCGCTGGGATTGACGGGAGCTTACAGCATCGAGGCGGGCGGCACGCCATCGTGGGAGCAGATCGGGTTCGGCGGCAGCACCACGGTGAGCCAGGCGGCTTTTGCCGCGATCGCGCCAAAGCGCTCGGACGCGACGAAGGTCTGGGTGGGGATGATCTACAAAGCGCTTTCCGCGGACGGGATATCGTTCATGCAGTCGCGGGCGAAGGCTAATACCTACAAGCTCACGGTCACCGGGGTGGCGGACCTGGCGCGGACGGCGGGGCGGCAGCAGGGGATCATCTACGAGACGGTGTAGATCACCGCAGGGGGAAACGTGACAGCACAAGAGTGGAGAGCGAAGACGCGGGCGGCGGCGGAGGTAACGGAACTGACGCTGCCGTCGGGGATGGTGATCCTCGCGCGGCGGCCGGACCCGCTGCAATTTGCGCAGTGGAACCGGCTGCCGCTCATGCTGGCCGTGTTCACCGGGGAGAAGGACGCAAGCGCCGCGGAAGAACAGGACCTGGCGGAGATCGCCGGGTTTATGCGCGAGCTGCTGGTCTATTGTTGTTTGGAACCCCGCGTCTCGGAAACGGCGGCGCCCGATTCGGTGGACGAGATCCATCCGAAGGAGATCGACGGCAAGGACCTGATGCACATCCTGGCATGGGCCATGCGGCTCAAGGAGGCCGCGAGCTTGCGGCCCTTTCGTCGAGAGCGAACAAATGATGGCGCTGGTGGCGACAGCGAAGACGTTCGCGTGCCGGCCGTCGGAACTGCTGGCGATCGAGGACCCGATGCTGGCGCTGGCGGTGGACCTGGCGGGGGCGCGGCGGGCGTGGGAAGCGGCGAAGGGAGAGGATAGCACTTCCGTCGAGCGCATATGTCTATAGACTCCACCGCCGACCTGCTCTTTCGGATCGGGGCCAATTCCGACGACGCGGAAAACAACATCAAGCGATTCCGGACGCTGCTCTCCAAAGACCTGGGGCAGATGAAAGAGGAGTTCGCGGACTGGTCGAAGGGGCTGTTCGGTGCGATGAACACAGCAGCGGGGATCGCCACCGGGGCCGGGGCGGTGCTAGCGGCGGGGCTGGTGGCGGCAGGGGCCGCCGCGATACACGCGGCGGACCAGTACACGGCCTATGTCGAGTCGGTGGAGCGCGGGGCCAAACTGACCGGGATGAGCGTCGAGGCCATATCGTCGCTGAAGTTCGCGGCGGAAGCGACGGGGACGAGCTTCGATTCGCTGAGCGGGGGCCTCGCAATTTTCACGCGCAACGTGGTACACGCGGCGGAGGGATCGGGCGCGCAACTCAAGGCGTTTGAGCGCCTGGGAATCTCGCAGAAAGAATTACAGGCGGGCGAGCACGATATGCTACCGCTGCTGCAATCGGTCGCGGAACACTTCAGCGCGTTGAAGGACAAGACGGAGCGCACGGCGGAGGCGCGCGATCTGTTCGGACGTAACGGAACACAGTTTCTGGAGTTTCTAGCCTTGGGCAAGACTGGGCTGAAGGACATGGCCGAAGAGGCAAAACGCCTGGGACTGGTTCTCACCGAAGAAGACGTGAAAATCCTGCACCAAGCGCAGGCAATAGAGGCGGAGACGAAGGCGGTCGGCGACGCGGTGAATATAGAAGTAGGTAGGACAACAACGCCGCTGCTCAACGCCTTCAGCCTGGCATGGGCAAATTTGCTGAAGACGTTGGCCCAAGGGCACGTCACGGAATTCACTCTGCTGCCAAACCTCGTGAAGAACATCAAGGAATCCGTAGATGCAATCAACAAGCTGGCGGCAGCGCGCCAACATCTTGGGAATCAGCAGCTTAAATTGGACACCCTGGGGGGCGATAAGGCTGCAGACGAATTCCGCGGCCTGTCGTCGGTACTGGAGACGGTGAAGGAGCGCACGGCCTCAGCGGCAGGCGGAGAGGCCAAGCTGGCGGGCGAACTCGAACACCTGCGCGCCGAGGCGACGAAGGCAACCGAGGAGTGGAACAAGTACGTGGCCGCGCACAAATCCTCGCCGGAAGTGTTGGAGCGGGAAGGGGCGGCGCTGCAGAAGCTGCCGGGGGCCATTGCGGCGCTGGGGCGCGCGCTGGAGGCGGAGCTGCACGGCAAGCAGGCGGAGGCCTACCAGCAGTTCGCGGACGATCTGCAACGGCGTATTGTCGAGACACAGCAAAAGTCACTGGCCACGGAAGTGGCGGCGTGGGACCAGGAGATTTCGGGGCTAAAGGACCACCTGGCCAAAGACAAAACCCTGAGAGTGGAGCAAAAAGCGGAGCTGCTAGCGGAGATCGAGAAGCTGCAAAAGGCCGGCACCGAAAGGATCGACCGAGAGCAGTTGGAGGGGCTCGAACAGGCCAATGAGGAGGTCAATCGGCGGATTGACGAGCAGGACGAAAATACCCACGCGAAACAGGTGGCGGCGGTGGATCGGGAGATCGAGACGCTGCGCCGGGGCTACGTAGAGAAGTTTGGGCCATCGGAGGAGTACGAACAGAAACTGGAGGCCTTTCGGGCGGCCAGCCTGGCCAAGATTTCGAAAGAGGAAGCGGCGGCGGCCGCGGAGAGCCTGGCCGCGCTGAAAAAGAAGCTCGGGCAGGAAGAGGCGGTAACGCTGGAGGGCCGGCACCAGGCCCACGACCGGGAGATGGATGAGCTGGATCGCGAATTTCGGCTCAAGGCAGGGTATGAAACGACGTACCAGGCGATCATCGCGCAGATCCGGAGAGACGGGCACGGGAAGATCGACGCGGACAACCAGATTGCGTTTGCGCGCGAAAAGGCGCGCTTGGACGAGCAACTCAAGCAGATAGAGAGTAAGGACCAGACACCACAGCAGCGGATCGTGTCCGCGTACCTGGCGGACACAGAGAAGATTAACGCGGCGGAGAAAGAGGAGACGGCGCAGAAATCGCTGAGCGAGCAGCAGCGGACGGAAATTGTCGCGAAGTACGCGGCGCTCCGCGCAGCGTTCCTGGTGAAAGAACAGGCGGACCTGCAGGCGCTGAAGAACTCGACTGGATGGCGCGGCGTGTTCGGAGCGGAATTCGCGCAGCAGATTCGGGGGAACGAAGCGCTGTCGAAGGAATGGGCGGACGGCACGCAGCGATCACACATGCTCGTGCGGATGTCTCTCGAATCGCTGAAGGAGACCGGGCAGCAGGCGTTTGGACAACTGGCACAGGGGATGGGCGGGGCGATCGCGCAATCCTTGGTGTACTCGAAATCGTTTGGCGAGGCGATGAAGCAGGCCGCAGTGTCCACGCTGGAATCGATTTCGGCGCAATCTCTCGTGCAGGCAATCTATTCGACGGCGTGGGGTTTCTTCGACCTGGCGACGGGGGACTACGAGGGGGCGGCATCGGCGTTCGAGGCGGCTGCGCTGTTTGGGTCGGTAGGCGTGGCGGCGGGCGTGGCAGGGAGGGCGATGGCGCCGAAGCGGGGGGGTGCTAGCGCGCCGGGAGCGGGGGCTGCAGGGTCTGGGGGCGCGGGGGCCAGCGAGGCCAATACGGGGGCTGGCGGCGCCAATGGCGGGGCATCGGCGGGCAAGCACTTCACCTTTAACTTCTACGGGCACATCGTCGGGCAGAGCGGGGCGGCAGAACTCTGCAATATCCTCAGCGACGCGGTGGTGAACACGGACGCAAAGCTGACCGCCACAGACACGCGGACGGGCAGGCAGGTAACACGGTGACAGGGGCCAGGGGTAGGGGGCCGGGGGCCAGGGCAAAAGCAGTGAGGCATAGTCCCTCGGGGCGGACGGTGACCGTGAATGTGCTGGCACTACGCAGGAGCATTGAGGCTGGGACGCTGTCCGAAGATGACAGGGCGGCGGCAGAGCGGATGATGCCGGGGATCTGCGATGCGGCAATGGGAAAGATTGAGCGGCCGTTCGGGTATGGGGATGGAATATGAGCGTGAAGATCACCTATAACCCCGTGGGAAGTCCACCGACGCCGACTACGCTGACCTTGAAGCGGGGACCGCTGCGGTTTCAGCCGCGATGGGCGATGAGAGGCAACGACAACCTGTCCACGTCGGGGGCGGCGCGGGAACGGGTGGTACAAGCGAAAGATATTCTGGTCGATTTCGAAATGCCACACCTCGTGGTCGGTGACGATATCGAGGGCTGGGCCTTGTTCGAGGCGTGGGCGCTGGATGGCGGGCAGTTCTGCCTGTTTCCGTGCGACTCGCTGACGGACTATTACAACTGCGTTCTGGAGGACACCGAGTGGAAGCCGGAGTGGAACGCGCCGAAGAAATACGGGGCGCCAGTGGTGATTCGAATTCTGAATGACGGGCAGGCACCGGCATCGCCGGCGGTGGTACTGCGGAGGTTCCATGGACTGGCGAACTGAGCCGGTGAGGCCGCCGCTGGCGGGGGTGGCGGCGGCTGCGCCGGCCGCCGGAGAGGGCAGGCTAAAGCGTGCCCCACTTACACCGGGGATGATGAGGCCGCGGGTTTGCCATTGCGGGGCGATCAAGGATGCCGGTCATGTATTCTGCGATCGATGTTGGAAGAGGCTACCCCTGTGGATACGGGCGATGATGGCCACCGACTTCGATCGGGCCTTCAGGCTGGCGGTGGAGGCGCTGGGCTGGGAATGATCCAAACGACCTCGGGATGGAATGCAAAGAACGCGGCGATGGCAAAGATGCCAATCTATGCGTTTTCCATCACGGGGCAGGCAACCGTCTATACCACACACGACCTGGCGCGGAACGGTGTGACGGGCTACCCGGCGTATGCACCTTGGCTGAAGACGCCGCAGGGGGCGTCACAGTCGATTGACGTCGTGAATGGATCGTCGTCGATCGGCGAGCTGACTTGTGAAGTGGTGGATGTGGGCGGGGCTATACGCCAACTCGTCGGGCAGAACACGCTGGAAGGGTCGGCGGTTACCTTGCGGGTGGGGTATCCGGGGCTGGCCTGGTCTGACTTCGCGGTGCTGTGCAGCTATGTGCTGTACCAGATCAACCCAAGCGATGGGTACACGTCATTCAACTTCCTCTCCAAGGATGGCCAACTCCTGGAAAAGCGGACGATCAACACGCATCCGGAGAACGGGTACGCGCTGAGCGAAGACAACCCATGGCATCTGGGTGGGACGCCGGCCGAGATCTTCCAGGCTGTGACGTTGTTCGGGCTGGGGCTGAACGTGGCGCAGATCGACCGGGCGACGATGCTGGCGCTCGACTCGTCGGCCGAGAACATTTTTGGGCCGTGGCGGCCGTTTCAGTTCGCGCTCACAAAGGGATTCGAAGCGAAACAGTTCCTAGAACAGGAAGTGTTCAAGCCATCGGGGCTGTACCAGGTAGTGCTGGCAAGCGGACAGCTCTCGCTGCGGTCGATGAGGGCGCCGGCGGCGGGGGCATCGCCGGTGTTTACCTTCACCGAGGACAACTTGATCGAGCTGCCGAGATGGGACCGCCAGGCGATCGTCAACGAGTGCATGTGGGAGTTCGACTCGAACGGGTCGGATTACCAGAACGACGATTACTACGTGCAGGCTACATCGATCTCGTTGTACGGGCGCGGAAACCAGTTTCGGGTGCAGTCCGCGGGGCTGCGGACGGAGCTGGGGGCGTTTGCGTTCGCGCAATGGGCGTCGTCGAGGTTGTTCCGGAGGTTCAGTGGGGTGGCGCCGGCGATCAAAGGCGGGGCGCCGCTGCTGACGCTACGGGCGATGCTGCTGACACTTCCGGTGTGGGTGGGGGATTATGTGGCGCTCACACACACGCTGATGCCGGACATCACGACGGGAGCCAAGGGCGTGACCGGGCGGATCTACGAGGTGGTGGACCGACAACCGAACTACGCCAGCGGAACGATGCAATACAAGCTGCTGGACACGGGGCTGAGCGGTCAGCCGGCGGCCTATACGTTTGGGGCCGGGAGCGCGCGGCCGTGTCTGATTGGGACAGGGACGGTGTACTGAGGAGGCGGGATGGCGAAGAAGTTAACCAGGGTGACGATTGAGGAGGCTGTGGCCCAGGGATTCGGCAGTGACGCGGCGGCTGCGCCGGCTAAAGCGTGCCCCACCTTTACGCTGCGGGCGGATCGGCCGGGACATCTGCGCGCACTGATGGCGGCAGGGCAAGCGTTTGCGTTGCTCCATCACAGGGACGACGCTCAATCGGCATTGCACTTGGTCCGCGAGTTTGAGATGTGGGAGGACGCGCATCCATGTCGCTGACGCTGGGATCACAGCCGGGGTTTACCGAGCTTCTGGCTTCGGTTTTCGACGCGGGCAACCCCGTCAGCGATTCGGTGCTGAAGGCGCTGCTCTCTGCGCTAAACTTCGCCGTCGTCCGCAACGAGCAGTTCTACGGCTATTACAAGGATGGCGAGACCGTGGAGCTGCCGGCGTCGCCGGCAGACGGCTATCAATATCAACGTAGCGAGCTGCGGTATTCGTGGGCGCGGTACTGGTCGGGGTCGGCGGGATCGGCGTGCGCGGGGATTCAAACGCCACCGACGCGCGGAGTCACAACCGGACAGGGCACGCTGCTGCAATTTGGGGACAACGTGGACCAGGCTACGGGCCTGGTGAGCTGCACCACGTCGTACTACAAGACTAGCGAGACGGACACCAGCGATGGAATCCTGCTGGTGATCACACACGCACAGAGGAGCAGATAGGGGCTTGCCGGTCTACTTCGCAGCTCCGGCATTCGCGCGCCAAGGGGTGGTGGCGGGGTTTGTTCTGTCGGCTCCAGACTACTCGGGAACTCCGGCGGGGTCGGGGGCGTCGGTTTCGTTTTCGTACTACGCGGCGGACATCACCGTGGGCGGGAAAACGCTCACGATTGCAACGGGATACGAGCACTCGGTGACAATCGGCGGGGATGTCTATGCGTATGTTCAGCGCGACGGCGATACACCGGCTGCGGTGGCGACGGCGTTGGCGGATCTGGTCAATGGTGCGGCGGAGGCTCTGGCGACAGCCACGGCGCCAGGCGGAGGTCTGCTGATACTGGCGCCGCGGCAGAATACGGGGGCGGCGATCGCGTGCTCGGCCAGCGATGGAGCCGTGGGGCAGACCTTGTTCGAGCTGACGGGCAACGAGCTGGTTCCGGCGATCACGCGAGGCGTGCTGTTCGCACAGGGGACGATGTATCGACCCGCGACGGCTCCGGTGCTGCCGGCGGCTCCGGCCTCGCGGCAGAGCTGGCTGCTTTACAGCTCGACGACGGGCTGGTATTGGGCGGCGACGCCGACGCCGTGGGGCGGCGATGCACTACTGGGATGGGTGGTCACCAGCGCGACGGCCGTGATTGCGATATCGTCGTCGAAGATCGGGACGGGGGAAGAGGCAATTACATCGGGCGGGCCAATGGTGAGTCTGCCGGGCATCGATGCGGGCCTGCCACCGGCGCCGACGTTCGACGCGACGGCGACGGATTCTCAGCTCACGTTGGGCAACCTGACGTTTGCCAGCGCGGAGAACACCGAGGGCGTCAACTTTGTTACGTTCATCCTGTACTACGTGGACCAGAGCGTGGCGAGCGGCCTGACACTGACGGCCAACATGGCGGCCGCGGCTACGGCGATGAGCGCAAGCGGTGCACTGCCGGCATCGGCGCCGGGATCGGTGACGTTCACTTTTTTGGCCAGCGGATCGGTGGGGCCGATCACGATTGGGCCAGGCTACCGGCACAGCATAGGGATCGGCGCGGAGACATACGTCTACGAGCAGCAGGTGGAGGACACGGCGGCGGATATTGCCGTGGGGCTAGCGGACGCGATCGACGCGGCAGGGGACCCGAACGCGCTGGCCACGGCGGTGGGCGCAACGGTGGTGCTGACGGCGCTGCAAAATACGGCCGCGTCGGTGACGTGTTCGGCAAGCGATGGAAACACGCCGGCGACACTGACCGAAACGATGGCCTCGCTGGTAGTGATTGACAAAGAAATCCTGGGAGTGCAAGCGGCGGACGGATCGGTGGTTGCGCGGGCGCAGAAGGGATCGACGAAGCCGCCAGTACATCTGGCGGGGGCGACGATCTGGCCGGTGGCCGCTATGACGGTGGTTTTCGCGCTGCCCATGTTCACGTATGGGACGCCGGCCTGGCCGACGGTGATCGGGCAGATTCCGTGGGATGCGCTGGCGCTGGTGGCGGCCGATTGCTGGGTCGCAAATGAGATAGGGCCATCGCCGATCACCACGGAGTGCTTTTTGCCGACGCGGCCGAGGGCGATTCCGCCGCGGATGAGGGGCGGGGCATCGCCGCTGATGGAGGAGATGCACCTGTCGGCGCCGGCCACACTGACTCCGACAGCGGCGGGACAGGACCAGGCTCTGCTAGTGGTGTTCCTGGAGCAGGACGGGACGGGGCACGCGGTGACCTGGGAGGCCGGGTATAAGTGGGCACCACCGATCCCCACGGACCCAAATACGTGCAGTCTGGTGACTTTTGCGGGCAGGTCGTCGGATGGGTGTTGGTACTGCATTGGATCGGTGCTCGGGAGAAAAATATGAAGCGGGCAATGGTGTGGATGTGCGCGCTGGCAGGGCTGGCGATGGGCCAGAGCAACTCGCTGGTGCTGTGCGACGAGCAGGCGAGCGGATCGAGCAACTGCATGACCTGGCAGGCGCCGGCAACGATTGGCAGCAGCTTCAAAATGGCGCTGCCCGCCAAGCAATGGATCGACGCCAAGGGATTCACGGCGTGGGGCACCACCGCCACCATCAACGACAGCACGGCGAGCGGATACGTGGTCTCGGGCATCTGGGAGCCGTTTGTGAACCAGGACAACGAGGTGCGCGGGATGTCCGTGGTGGTGCATGCGACCCGTACCACGGTTGATGAGCAGACCTACGGATGGGATCAGTTTGGGGTGGCGGGCGTGGTGAAACTCGGCGCGATGAACCTACCTTCAGATCCGATTTATGGCTCGCCCTATATTCGGGGCCAACAGAAACCGCTGCCATCGGAGCTGTACTACCTCACGCCCATCACGCCATACACGGCGAATCTGGGGCTGAACTACACGGCCTCTTTGGCGCGCATCGCTGCCGGAGTGACCCTGAACAACTGGGCCGGCCTCACGGTGGCGCAACCCGGATACCTGACCTGCGACGATGAACCCCCGTACACCTGTGGCAGTGGCCATGTGGTGAACGGATCTGGCATCTGGGTGCAGAACCTCGATGATGGCAACCACATCATCGACTCGACCCTGGTGTCGGCCATGCAGATCAATGGGGTGGGCCCATACGGGCGCATCTGGTGGACGTGTCCGCCGGCGTCGAGGCCGTGCGCGGGCGCTAGCATATATTCCCCATCCTTAGGAACGTTGGAATTCAGCGGCTCGACTAGCGTGCAGACAGCGTCCACGGTGGGGCTGCGGGTGGGCGGCGCCGCCGCTAACGCAGGACTGGCGGCCGGGAGCTACTCGGTTGGCAGCACCCAGATTATCGACGGCTCGGGAGATTATTCGACCACCGGGTACGTGAACGCGGCGAGCTTCTATCTGGGTGGGGCAAAGTACCTCCAGACGAGCAGCGGGAACCTCCAGATCATGTCGGGGGTGCTTGCCCAGAACGCCACCGGGACGTATGAGGGTATCAACGCCGGCAGCTACGCCATTGCGGGCACCACGGTGATCGACGGCTCGGGAGACTATTCGACGGCCGGGTACGTGAACGCGGCGAGCTTCTACCTGGGCGGAGCGAAGTACCTCCAAACGAGCAGCGGAAACCTCCAGATTATGTCGGGGGTGCTGGCCCAAAACGCCACCGGGACGTACGAGGGTGTCAACGCCGGCAGCTACGCCATTGCGGGCGCCACGGTGATCGACGGCTCGGGAGACTATTCGACCGCCGGGTACGTGAACGCGGCGAGCTTCTACCTGGGTGGGGCAAAGTACCTCCAAACGAGCAGCGGAAACCTACAGATCATGTCGGGGGTGCTGGCCCAGAACGCCGCCGGGACGTACGAGGGTGTCAACGCCGGCAGCTACGCCATTGCGGGCGCCACGGTGATCGACGGCTCGGGAGACTATTCGACGGCCGGGTACGTGAACGCAGCGAGCTTTAAGGTAGGTGGGACAACCGTGGTTGACGGCTCCAGAAATGCAACGTTCGGGGCGCTCACCATCACGAGTTGCTCTGGTTGCCCAACAGGAACAACGTATACGGGCAGCGGTGGCGTGCAGGTGGTCGGGTCGGTGATCTCGCTCGCAAGCACTGGCACGTTCACGGGCGCGCTAGCGGTGGGAAGCATAACGCTGAACGGCGGTGGGACGCTCATCAACACCTCCGGGGCGTTCGTTGGGGCCGGGGTGAGCACTACCTATGGAATCACCGGAGGCAGCTTCGCCATCGGCGCGGCCACGATTATCGATGGGAGCGGGAATGTCAGTACGACTGGCTACCTCAACGGAGCATCGCTGTCCATTGGGGGAAGCTCCACAATCAACAGTTCTCGGCAGTGGATCGGGTCCGCAATCGGGGATTCGTACATCTCCTCCGCCGCCACCTGGAACGGCAAGGTATCCGCTGTTTACGGGAGCGGAGGAATTTCGAGTTCGGGTGGAACCACCCCTACAATCTCGTGCGCGAACTGCGTACTATTGGGCGGGTCGCAGATCAATTCCTCTGGGGTGTTCGTCGGGGCCGGGGTGAACACGCCATCGTACGGCGTGAACGCGGGCAGCTACGCCATTGCGGGAACAACCATCATTGACGGGAGCCGCAATGTGAGTACCACTGGCTACCTCAACGGAGCATCTCTGTCCATCGGCGGAAGCTCCACAATCAACAGTTCTCGGCAGTGGATCGGGTCCGCAATCGGGGATTCGTACATCTCCTCGGCCGCCACCTGGAACGGAAAAGTGTCCTCGGTGGGCGGATCGGGTGCGATCTCGTCGAGTGGTGGAACTGCCCCTACCATCTCGTGTTCCACCTGCATTACCACGAGCGGTGGAACCATCACTGGCGGCCTGACGGTCGGAAGCCTGACGCTGTATGGTGGCGGAACCCTCATCAACACATCGGGGGCCTTTATTGGCGCGGGCGTGAGCGTGGGCGGCTACGGCGTCACCGCTGGATCGTTTGCCATCAATGGAGGTTACTACGGGGCCACCGGCTCGTTTGTGGATCAGGGTGGCACAACGCACCAATACAGGGGCGGCATCATTTTGAACTGAGGGAGGGGGATTATGCGACGGACTCTTTGTGCATGCTTTGTGGCAGTGGCGCTGGCGGGTCAGGTACCACCTTCGCCGCAAGCGGAGAAGGTGAAGGAGGCGGAGGATGCGGGGCAGCCCAAGGCTATCCCCGCTGACAAGTACGAGGAGATTTCGCGGGCGATGTTGCGACTCCAATCGGCGCAGATCGCGTTCAATCACGCGCAAAAGGAGTTGGAAACGGCTGGGCAGGCATACGACGCCATGATGACCGAGTTACGGCAGCACTCAGGCGCCGCGCCAGAGTGCGCGGTGACCATCGACAAGAAGTGGTTCTGTCCACCGGCACCGACCGCGAAAGGGAAGTAG